GGCCCGCCACGAGGGCGTCGTTCATGACGTTGCCCACGGCTTCCAGGAACCCGCTCGCGCCGCCCGCCTGGACCTGGACTTCCGCCTCGATGATGGCGATGTCGCCGTTCACCGCGTCGGGGTTGGGGGTCGTGGCGATCGTCTCCGTCCCGACCTTGAGCCGGTTCGTGAAGGTGTCCGCGCCGTTCGTGGCGTCGAGACGGACCTTCGACTTGATCCGGAAGACGTCCCCCGTCAGGATCTCGCCGGCGGGGATGATGAAGCTGCCGTTCGAGAAGGTGAACTCGGCCGCCGAGCCGGTGCCGCCGGCCGCGCTGTCGCCGATGGCCGCGTAGAGCAGCTCCTCCTTGCCCTCCATCGGGATCATCTCGACGACGGAGTTGTTCCCGCTGCCCGCGTCGAGCCCGATGCCGAGGAGGCGCCCGTTGCCCGCCCAGGCGTCGTCGACCTTGCCGCTCGCGGCGGCGTAGAGGTGCGCCCCGGCCAGGACGGCGGCCGCGCACACGACCTTCCTCGTGCCCGGGAATCCGTCCAGCTTCACCGTGACGGTGTCGAGGCTGGCGATCGGGCCGTCGTAGGTGTAGCCGATGCCCTGGTCGCCGACTCCGGCGTAGACGACCTGTCCGCTGGAGTTGAGCTTGACGCGCCGGTAGATCTCCAGAGCCTCTCCGGCGGTGAACCCCTTTTTGCCGATCTCGTTTTCCACGGCCATGGCTTTCGTCTCCTCGTTCTTGACCTTCGTTCAGATGCCAGGGATGAAGCGAACCGCGCTCCGCCCTACTGCTCGCTCGTGGCGGGCTTGAGCCCCGCCGCCTGCTTCGCGCTATGCACCCTCGGGGCGTCGGCCGCCCACTGCCCCTGGGCCTTCTCGTGGAGGCCGGGGCTGGCGTCGTTCACCGCCTTCATGGCCACGCGCATGGAGCACTTGTGCTCCCTGGCGTACTCGCGCGACAGCGCCATGAAGTCCTTGTCGCCGGCCGCGGGCTTGCCGCCCGGATCTCCGCCGGTCGCGATGGGCGCCGCCCCGGAGATCGCGGCCTTCTGGGCCGCCTCGAGCTTCTTGTCGCTCTCGGCCCTGGCCTTCTGCTCCTCGGCGAGCTTGAGCTCGACCACCTCGCCCCAGGCGGCCTTCGCCTGGTCGAGCGTCATGCCCTTCTCGATCGCGACGAGCGTGAAACCGGCATCCTTCTGCCCGAAGGCGTTCCGGATCGCGGTCACGCGCCCCCGCTCCTCTGCGCGGGCGTCTTCGCCGGCCTTGTCCCGGAGCGCCTTGAGTTCGGCATCCGTCATGGGAGTGTCTCCTCCTCTTTTCGGCGTACGGTCCTTCAAATCGCTCGCGGGCCGCACGCCTTCGCCCGCCGCGCTTTCGTCCTTGTTCACGTCCTCGATCCTGGGCATCGCCTTCGCCGCCGCCCGGGCCCTCAGGTCCTGGTGGGACTCCACGCGGTCGACGAGGCCCATCCGCTTGGCCTCCGGGCCGAGCCAGGCCCCGCCCGTCGCCCACGACTTGACCGTGTCTAGGGAGGCCCCACGACCACGCGCGACGTCGCCGACGAAGACCTCCGTCAGGTCCTCCACCCATTTCTGGAGGTCCGCCTTCTGCTCCGGGGTGAGGCGGGTTCCGGGGACGCCGGCGCCCTTGAGCGCCCCTGAGCTGATGACCTGAACCTCGATCCCGACGTTCTTGGCCAGGCGCTCGAGGTCGTAGAAAGTGAGATAGGTTCCGATCGAGCCAATGAGAGCCATGGGACCGGCCGAGATTTCCTGGGTTTGGGCCGCCAGCCAATAGGCCGCCGAGCAGGCCACGTCCTCGATCCTGGCGGTCACCGGCTTCCCGGACGACCGGGCCGCAAAGATCGCGTCTCCAGCCCGCTTGATGCCCATGCTGCTCCCCCCGTGGGAGTCGATGTCGAGGCGGATCGACGTCACCTTCTCGTCCGAGGCGGCCGCGGAGACCTGCTTCTCGATGTCGCTGTAGCTCGTGGCCGAGATGTCCCAGCGGGCGAAGTATGAGGGCACGCTTTTCAGGAGCGTCCCGTGGACCCGGATGACCGCGGTCCCGTCCGGCTCGACGTCATAGCCGGCAGGCGACTTCTGGGGCGCATGGTCCGGCATGGCCCGGCCTGCGACTTCGGCGGCCTTCGCCATGAACGAGTGGAGAGCGCGCTCCTCCATATGCCAGGGATCGCGCTCCAGCTCGGCGAGCCAGCCCGTCTTTTCCATCGTCACGCGGCGGCCTCCTCTGCCTTCTCGGACTCTTCGACCTTCTCGGCCGGCGCGGGCGCGATGCGCGGTGGCGCCGCCGGCGGCTCGGCCTTCTGGCCGGCGAAGATCTGCCAGGGCACCTTGACGCCGGTCTCCTTCTCGATCGCTTTCGACCTGGCAATGGCGGACCGCACCTCGGCGTCGCGCTGCTCGAGGAAGTCCCCGCGGTCGATATTGCGGCTCTTCAGGACCTGGGCGTGGGTCACGAGGCCCCGGTCGAGCTGCTCGCCGTAGGCCTGGGCCTCCTTTAGGGCGTCGATCCAGGGGAAGGCCGGCTTGATCCACTCGTGGGCCGTGTAGTCGTCCACAGGCGGGGTCGGGAGCTCGCCTGAAACGATCGCGCGCTCGAGAGCCCATTCGAAGGAGGGCCGGTGGAAACAGCTCTCCATGAGCGCCTGCCACCGCTGGAAGGTGACCGAGGCCTGCTCCAGGATCGCGCGCGACTGGGAGTAGTTCGTCTTCGTCCAGTCCATGAAGACGAACTCGAGGGGGATCCCGAGGGGGGCCCCGGTCGCCCGAAGGAAGGGCGTGATCTCCTGCTCGAAGTTCACCCCCGGAGCTCCCCGGTCGATCGACTCGATCTTCTCGCCGCTCCTGCCGGTGAAGACAAGCCCCGCATCCCAGAGCATGATCCGTTTCGCGATGTCCCCTTCCACGCCTGTCTTGTTCGGGTCTTCCTTCGAGGCTCCGGTGGCCCAGGCCGGCCCGGCATCCTTCGTGATGGAGAGCGCCAGGCGGGACTGAATGAGGCGGGCCAAGGTCTCGGCGTCGAAGATGTCGCTGATCCGGCGGAACATCGAGAAGGCGGGCGCGAGCGGGGGGATACCTCGCGACGAACTCGGACGGTCCGCGCTGAAGGCATAGAGCACGTACGCGGCGGCGGTCGCCTGCGCGCGCGCGATGTCGACTCCGCCGTACTCGCGCCAGGGCGCGATCGAGTACTCGACGGCCGCCCCGAACTCGTCGCGCTTGATCCCGTCCTCGCGATAGCCGACGCCGACCAACTGCTCGGCCTCGATGAGCTGGAGGGTCCCCCGATTCGTCTTGACCGCCGTCGCCTCTCCGGTCCGGAAGAGTTCCTTCGCCACCATCCGCTCGACCTCGAGCCCCGACTTGTCCTGCCGGATCTCAGGGAGGAGCCAGTACCGCTTCCGCCAGGCCTCCACTAGGGCGTTCCAGTCCTCGTTCTTCGTCCGCATCTGGAGGCCGAAGCCGCCGCCCACCGTGTAGTCGGTGGCGCGGTTGATGATCCCGGAGTACAGGAAGTCGTCGCGATAGAGCTCCCGGGAAAGGTCCAGGAGCTTCGCGCGGTCGGGGCGCTCGTGCTGCTGCCCGGATCCTGGCGTCGCCATCTGCCCGTCCCGCGCCGCCGTGCGGACGACCCGGTAGCCGGTCGCGTTCCACCCTCCCCGGTACTGGACGAGATCCTCCTGGCCGTAATGCCGCGTCGGCGGGACCGCCCGGCCGAAGATGGAGCGGAAGAAGTGCCCGATGCCGAGGTTCACCTTCACGGCCCGGTCTCCCCGGGCCGGATCGGCACGACCCGCACGAAGACGGTCTGGTCCCCCGTCGCGGCGCCGGCGGCGGCAGCCTCATCCTTCTCGAGAGCGAGAAGCCGGTCGAGGTACTTCTGGACGGAGTCGAAGTCGTGGGACTTGCCTTCGGTGGTGTAGCTGCCGCCCGAGATCTTGTCGGAGACTTCCTTGATGTGGAGGCGAAGCTGCGCGAGGCGGGCGGTCGAGCCCTCGTCGAGGGTGATCCAGTCCGAGTACGTCCAGGCCACGCTCCTCCGCTTCCCACCTGCATTGCGCGGAGCAGGTTGCGGAGGAGCAGGTTGGACTACCTCCGCAACCTGTTCCTTCGGCGGGGATCAGCCGCCTGCGCTTGATGCCCTTTTGTACAGCAATCGACTCGAGTGTCAACCCGAATGTTGCAATTTCAGGCTAAATGTTCCGCAACGCAGTAAAAAACAGCACTTTAGAGCACGATTTTCCCTCTGACGGTGAATTTCAGCCTGCAGACCACGAAGCGACACTCGCGGTACTGCACACCCCTCTTGGTGGCATAGCAGCGCGAGTCGGTCGAGCTGCAGCGTGGACACTTGGGTTTCGTCTCGAACGAATGGACTCCATCGACCGCGGGCGCCGCCATCATCTGCGGGCGCGCGTCCGCAGACGACTGCTGGACCTCTTTGACGTCCGACCCCTTTTTCTTCGCCATCCAGTTTCCCCTCCTATTCAGTAGCTCGTTCTCAACCATGTGCCGCCATTCTTTGGCGGATTCGTTTCAGGCGGTTCTTGCGCCGGCGGCGGCGTGGAGATCGGGATGAGCTTGATCCCAAGCATGTCCGCGGCCGCGCGGTTGTAGACCATGCAGTCGAGATAGTGGTTCTGCCGGTTCTCCACGACCCAATGAGTGATCGGCTCTCTCCCAGGCAACTGCTCGACGTGCCGGCGCTCGGCGGTGATCTGCCGCGCGAAGCTCTTCATGTTGAACTCGGTGGGCGGCCAGCTGAAGATCGTGAGGGAACCAGGAGCCCCCGGTGGCTGCCCGAACCCGTCGTGCACCGCCGCCTTCCAATAGTCCGAATGGATCTCGACCAGGTGGATCCCGCCGGGCTGCAGACTGACGGTCCACTCGTTCCCGATGTGGCGAGTCTCCGTTGATGCGCGCGAGGCGTGCCACCGATCCCTCTTGCTTCTCCCGAAACCCTTGCATGCCAGATACTGGCCCTGGCCGCTCTCCTGGATGAACTGATAGACGACCTCGTGCTCATATCCAGAGTCGACCATGATCTGATCCGGCTGCCGGCCGAAGAGCCAGCCCGGCGCGATCACGGTCTCGCGGAAAGCGCGGAGCGCCGAGAGCACCGCGAGCGGGTTCCGCCCGGCCTGGCGGTCCTGGGGCACGTCGATCGAGCCGAAGTCCATGACGTGCCCGGAGGCGTCCGCGCGCCACCCGACCAGGGCCCACCAGCAGACGTAGCTCCCGACGTCGACCGCGAGCGTGATCTTCTCGATCAACGCAGGCGCCACGCCGCGCTCGATCTTGACAATCTTCTTGAGGACGCCGTCGGTCTCCAGCTTCCGGAAGTCCAGGAGCTCGGTGGAGTAGGGGCGGGCCCAGGTGAACTGCATGATCTCGCGCTTGGCCTCCTCGTCGCCGTCGATGGCCCGGAACTCCTTCTCGCCGATGTCGGCGGTCGTGAGGATCCCGGAGGCGCCGGCGGTCCAGCGGAGCCCGAACGTGTTGGTCGCCGGCGGATCGCCCACGACATAGCCCTGGTCGTCGACGGACTGGGTCTTCGCGACGAACCGCGGCGCGCGGAGGGCCGCCCGGCGATCGCGCTCCGTCCACGGCTTCGTGCATCCGGGGCAGATGAACCTGGCGTTGGCCCGGGCCGCGACGACGTCCGGCGCGTCCTGCCAGCCCACGAAGTTCTCGCGCTCAAGCGGCGTCGGCTTCCCGCAGTGCGGGCAGTCGAAGTAGACCGAGCTCCCGGTCCCGAAGACCATCACCTCCTGGTGGATGATCCCCTCCTCGGTCGACATGGTGCACTCGCCGTACACGCGGGCGTACTCCGAGAAGGACGTGGTCCGGGCCTCGATCTGGCGGACGGGGCCGGCCTCGCGGGAGCCCTTGCCGGCGCGGTCCATTTTGTCCATCTCGCTCATCAGGACGACCCGGGCCGGATAGCTCGACCGCTGGTGGTCGCCGCCGCCGGCGCCCATGAATCGGGCGGTCGCGCCGTTCCGGAAGGTGATCGCCAGACCGCGGCCGCCGCGCGAGCCCGCCCCGGCCTTCGGCAGGAGCTCTTCGTAGCGACTGGCCCGGATCGATGGGAGGAGCCGCTCGTGGTAGATGGACTGCGCGAGCTCGGTCGTCGGCGCGGAGAGGATCACGTTCTCGCCGACCTCGAAGAGGTGGTACATCGCCGGGATGATGTAGCCGAGCAGGGTCTTCCCGCTCTGCGTCGGGCCGGAGAGGAACGAGCGGCGGTAGACCAGTCGGTCGTACTCCTCGAAGATGAGCCGGCTAAAGGGCATCGTGTCGCAGCGGAAGCGCGCGCCCTGCTTGGGGCCGTCGGCCAGGACGATCTCCCGCTCGGCGAACTCGAGGAAGGACCGCCGGCGCGCCGGCTTGAGCAGCCGGAACGCCGCGTGCCTGAACTCGAGAGCCAGCGCGGCCGTCACGGCTGGGGGCCCCCCTCTTTCTTCGCCTCAGGGGCGGGCGGCGGCGGTGGATCCTCGGGTTTCGGCGCCGGGAACTTCTCCTCGGCGGACTTCTCCGCGCGCTCGATCGCATCGCGGATCGCGTCGGCGACGGTTGGGCCGTGCACGCGGCCGACGGCTTCCAGTTCGATCCTGAGCCTCCCGAAGATCACCTGCAGCTCCCCGCGCGCCGTCTCGATCTGCAGGAGGCGGCCCTCGGCGATGTCGTTCCGGCGCTTGGCGTCCCGGTGCCTCTCCTCGCGCCACTTCTCGAGCCACGGGCTGGTGACGGCCGGATCCTCGAGGTTGCCTTCGTCCTCCTCTTCCTGCCGAGCCTTCCACCAGGCCTGGACGGCGACGGGGTCGTAGTGGGACGCCCGCCCGCCGCGGCCGGCCTGGGCCACGGGCAGGCCTTCGCCGACCATACGCTGCAGCGTCCGCTCGGAGATTGCGAGCATCTCGAGGATCCTCCGCGCCGGCACCAGGTGGCCCACCGCTCGCGCGGACCGCTTCTTCCTCCGCTTGGGTCCCATCGCTCCCCCTCTCAAATGAGACCGAAAACCGTTGCCTGAATCCGATGGCTCGAGCGAGTATCTTCAGCCATGAAGATCCTCAGCTTCCTCCCGTGTCGAGCCGCGGTCAAAGGCGAGAACGGCCTCTGGACGATCCACGACGCCCTTCCGGACCGCATCACCATTTCCCCTTCCGAGGTCCTCGTCCCTTTTTGCTTCCTCGTGACTTTTGCCCTGGACGAGGGTGAGGCGCCGGCCGCGGAGGAGATGGCGATCCGGGTCGTAGGGCCCGACTACGCTTGCGAGATGAAGGTTGCGACGGTCCGGCTGACCGAACAGAACCGCGTGATGGCCGCTGTCTTCGACCTAAAGGCCGAGATCCGGCAGGCGGGCGGCCACCGGTTCGAGCTCTGGCTCGGTGCCGAGCGCGCCCTCTTCTGGGCTTTTTCAGTCGCATAGCAATCCCAAGGTCGAACCTCGGGGCCTTGTAGGTCCCGGAGAAAACGGAGGCGCCAGCCCGGGCCGGCCCTGCCGGACCTATCCCGACCGCGTCATCCAACCCAACGTTTGGGACCTGCGACCCGGCTAGATCGAGCGTCTCCTCGATCTGGCAGATCCGACTCAGGGGCCGCGAAGGATGTCCCGCCCGAACTTTCTGCCGGCCCTTCGGGGCAGCCGTGATCTTCCAGTACGTGATCGGGATTCTGTGCAGCTTGAGATTGAGCGGCTTCATGTCGATCTCCTTGTGGGGTGGCTGCTGGATGCCGCCGCCACCCCCGAATCCACACCGTGCGGATGCGAAAGTTGCGAAAGCAAAGGGC